GTTGGCCTGCGCAAGGACGTAATTGTCCCTTCGCTTTTCAACCCTGCACAGAACACCCCTCAGTCGTATTCGGTGGCCATCGTTATTGATGCGCCAACCGTTGGCATCGCAAGCGTCGATATCGCTTACCTCTCCCGGGCACTTGTTGCCTGGGCGACGAACGCGAATCTCGACAAGCTTGTTGCTGCTGAGATCTAGATTTATCTGGGTCTTGGATGTGTGTCCATAGCCATGATAGCGACCCCCTTATATTAGGAGGCACTATGAAAAGCATGGACAGGCTCGCCGTTGCGATTCTTAAAGACATCGGACGGCAGTACCATGTCGACACTTCTAAAGATGAGCTTACGCTCCTCTCTAGGATTCGGGAAGAGGGTCAATCGTTTATCACGATTACCCTCCCATCTTTCGAAAAGGACCTCATGAGGTCACTCGATGATGGACATATATCCCCTACTTTCTTCCAAGGTTTTCGGAGGAAAGCTGGTCTCCCTGTATTCTTACAAGGTTTCCTTAGGATGTTGTTTCCCGACGGCACTGTTAGTACCACGGCTGATCCGGCCCTCATCAGGTCGGTCAGGCAATTTCTCCTCGCCTTCAAGAAGGTAGAGAGAGATTGTACTGAGGAGCGCGTTCTTGCTGCGTTCCATCAATACCATGATACTGATTCCTCCATACCGCAACTTTCCGCCAAAGAGGCTGAGACTCTAACGAGTTATTCAATCAAATTGTTTGGAAGGTATTTCACTGAGGTTGAGGCACAGCTCATTCTTGAGCTTAATCCTCGCCACAGTGGCGGTGCCCTAGCTACGAGAGAAACCTTTAATGGTCGCTTCTCGAGCGTTAGGTGGTCAGAGAAGATCCAGAAAGTATTCCCAGATTGGGACTACTTCTACCTGAATCCTCATCATATGCTCGATGTAGAAACCGAGCTTGACCAGGAGGGCTGTGAGCCCCCAGTAAGGGTTATCACAGTTCCGAAAACACAGAAGACACCTCGCATTATAGCTATGGAACCTGTCTACAATCAATTTGTACAACAGGGTATCTTTAGCTGTATGTCTGATGTTCTGAATTCCCCTCAATTCCGCCCTTTATGGGAGGTAATGTGTTGGGAAGATCAGAGCATGAATAGAAACCTCGCAAGAATGGGGTCCAGAAATGGTTCTGTAGCCACTCTGGATCTTAGCGAAGCTTCTGATCGTGTCTCACTGCAACATATAGAAGCAATTCTTAAACCCTGGCCTACTCTTTTGAGTATGGTCATGTGCTGCCGTTCGGCAGTTGCTGTTACTCCTTTAGGAGAACAGCGCCTTAGGAAATTTGCTTCTATGGGCAGTTCCCTTTGCTTTCCGTTCGAGACTATACTTTTCAGTATTCTCTCTTACATTGGCACGGAACGTGCTTTCGGCAGTGCTATCTCCATCAAGTCTATTTCGCCTTGGTGGAGGGTTTACGGTGACGATATTATAGTCCCCGTAGACTCGACATCCTCTGTAATCAATACCCTAGAGTCTTATGGACTTAAGGTCAATACCAACAAGAGCTTCTGGAAAGGTTCTTTCCGGGAGTCATGCGGTATGGACTGTTGGAGAGGTGTGAACGTTTCCGTGCACAAACTCTCCGCAGATATTGATCAGAGCATCACGCCGATTGAAGATCTAGAGAGCATCGTCAGTTTCAGAAATTTCCTTTATGAGGAATACTGTTACGACGAGGCGGTACGCGTTCTTGACGGGATAATACTCCGTTGTAGATACGTGCCTACCACGCCCTCTCGACCTTTGAC